GGTGCGATGCGCGGGGGTCCAAACCCCAACTCCCATGGATTACTGTTTAGGAGTCGGTTTTAGCTTGCGCGAGTCTCTCTCCGCTTTAGGCTTTCGAGCTCTGTAACGAGGTTTCCCATCAGCTGGGACCTCAACTGGTCGAGCTGGCTGTTCAACTGCTGCCGGCTCCCCCGAAACGATAATGTCGTCGTCAACGGCGACAATACCAGGTTTGGGATCTGCGGGTAGTCGTTCAGCAAACTGCGGGGGACTGAGTATTGTTCCGCCTGTAGCCTGTTCGATCCATCCTCTAAAACGAGCAAGATCAAAGTCCGGCAACTCAGCAGTAACGATATCGTCCATCCACTGCGCTCTGGTGTTGGGGTACTGGCGGTCGGCATCCATTTCCACTCCCCAGATTCCGAGCTCATTTCTAAACTCTTGTTTCTTGAGAGGGAAGATGTCGAGCACCTTCGTCACAAACTCACCAATTATCGGAGTGTTCTTATCGGTCAAAGCGAAACTGAAAGATTTCTCCTGCAGCTTCTGTTGCGCTGTCACCTTGCTGGGCAAGTTCACGGTCAAGTGGAACTTGGCAAGCTGGCGCTTTATGTCACAACACGAGTTGTTGTCACCGTACCAAACGTCGGGCCCGAACCGTCTGGCAAGGAAGCACACACCCGGCTTTCCTACCTTCACTATTTCTAGATCCAGCTTCTGACCAACAAGCGCGGCCGCCCTGGCTGCAACTTTAGAATCCACATCAGTGTCAAAGCCATCATCACCTCCATAGACGCCCAGCTTCTGCCAGGAATCAGCAGGACCCAAGCCCTGCATTCGGTAAGTGAGGTACGCAATGAACGCGGTGTCGGCAGTGTTACCACAACTCGTATCTGCACCGCCTGACAAGCGGTGGTACTCCGTCATGTACCTGATCCCAAACGTCGTCTTTGCACGCAGGTGGTGATGGCGATCCATCACCTCGAACAAGTGGAAATGGTGCTCCGGGCTGAAAGCGCGGCCGTACATGCGTCGCTCAAAGTGGTGCAACACGTTGCCGTGTCGCCCATCCATGCGCGAAAAGTCCTTCATGGCCCCGTTCACAACGGCGCCACACGCGACTTCTGTCACACGATCGGCTACTTCCTTCGGTGATTTACCAAAGGCATACCAGACCTGGGGCTTCATTACCTCGTCCGTAAAAGCGTACATATAGCGGGAGTACTGTAGTTTGTCTGGACCACAAATCGTGGATATACCACGTGGGTCGTTGACAGAACCGTATGCCTCACGCTTGATGAACTGCTTGGTCTCTCCTGTCGACTCCGTGTGCTCGGCCTCGGACAATATCGCCCTCTGGCTCGGCCTCGACTGTCTGACGTAGACCTCTTCCACATCCACTGGTGCGAGCTTGTGCTTCTGTTCCTCCGGAATCAGGAAAGTTAGAAACTCATCCATGACATCCATCATAAACTTCGACACCGGCAACTCTTTCGCAGTCACCTCCTTAACCCGTTTGTCCACCATTCGCTCCTCATTGCTCTTACAGATGTCGGGGACAAAACCTCCATCCAGCAAGGGGCTCATGAACGCGGTCATTCCAACCTTGGCGTCCTCGTCATATTCTGCCGGTCGAGACACCCACTGGAACCTGCGCACTGCGTTCACGATGGAGACGCGCTCCTTCGTGTCCAACTTGGCAAGGTGAAACTCCAGCAGGATCTCACTCGCAAACTTATCCACCTTCCTTCCCTCCAGTTCGGTGTCCATCTTTGACAAGACGGTAGCCCGACCCAGTTTTCCGGTGATGGTGCGTGAAGTGCTCGCGATGATTGAGTCAATGCTTGCGGGAACACAACTCGAGGCGTACTCTCCAGTCACCCCAGTGACGAGATACAAGCCATCCGGCTTGGACGCCTCAAATCGTACAAAGTTCCCCACGACCGGGTTGAAACGGCACATGCGACGCGCCTGCACCCTCTCGCCACACGCCCACACCCAAAACGGGTTCAATGTGCGCACCAACGGGGTCAGCAGCACAAGCTGATGGTCCGGGCCCATCTGCCTGCGCTCGATTCCGTAGCGCGCCATCGCAATCGGGAATCCGAACAGGTATTTCTCAACCCGCAACGAATCCCCATCCCAATTCCAGATATGGTGGACGTAACGACCGCCACCTGAAACTCCGTAGTCACAGCGACCATCAGCAAGGAACCGATAATTATAGTCCCCGCCGTCTTTGGCAGCTGCTGACGGCACGAGAGTGTACAGCAGGTAGGGTTGGAAAAGATCGACGAGCATCGTCTCAAGGTCTTCGATGTAGTAGTCCACATCCACCATGCAAATGATGTCGCGTTTCTCCGGTGTCATGTCCAGATATGGCGCCATGAGGTCCTTGGCCCAGAAATAAGTGCGTGAATACGCCTTTCCGGACCGCGCGTCAGCGCCGCTGCCCTGAAAGTAGAAGGGACGCCTCCCCACTCCTTCGGCCACACGTCGCATCAACAGACTGGCAGTGGAGCGTTCCGCCGCACTCGAGCCGTGTGTGTGGTTTGGATCCACATCGGCGAGTTTGACTTCAGCTCCATGAAACTCAGACTTAAGCAGAAGAGATTGCTCTCGATTCTGCTCGCTAGCTACGCTCAACCACCTGTTGGCCTGACGGTCCCACTGAATGCGGTACACGTCGACAACGAGGTAGGAGCAGCCGGATGCCACGCCAACGGCAATGACAATTTCCAGCCCAAGAAGAATCATTTGATCAAC